GACGTACACGGGGAAGTCGGCGGTAATCATGCCGTTGCTGTCGGCCAGGTCATCGTTGCTCAGGGCCTTGGCGTCCACGTGCTCAACCTCCTTGTCGGTGAACACGCCGAGAGGCTGGAACTCACCGCCCTTGCCGAACATAGCGCCGAAGTCCAGGCCCAGCTCCATGCGGCGGGTCAGGTCGTTGGCAAAGAGCTGGTCTGCGGAGTAGTTGGTGCTCATCAGCAGCTCGCGGGTCTGAGGCACGATGGCCTCCAGCCGCTTAGCGGACAGGCGGATGTTGCCGTAGGTGGGCTGGGTCTTCGCAATTTTGCGAGCCTCGCCGCCCCAGGTAGCGCGGGCGCCGCCGGTCATCTTGGGGATGTTCAGATTGCCGTTAGCCATAGGCACTTTCTGAGCGCCCAGCTCAAAGATGACGGTCTTGGAGTACAGAAGCTCGATGATCTGGTCCAGGTAGATTTCGGGGATGAGGTAGCCGCCGGCAGCGGGGTTGGTGGCAGACAGGGCCTTGAACTCGCGGGCCATGTCCGCATCGTCATACTTCCGCTGCGCATAGAAAGAGGCGGCGTCGGGGTCATGCTTGCCGAACACGTCCAGGCACTTAATGGCGCGTGCGAGCTGAACGGCGGGCGGGACGGACTTCTTGGCGGTGCTGGTTGGAGTGGTACGGCTCATGTAGATGGAGCTGTACTTCCGCTGGACGGGGGAGGCCGCGCTCTTGCGGGCGCTTTTGGTCTGGTGCTTGTAGGTGGCGGCCTTGCGCCCCTTGGCCTCATCAGTCACTTCCTCGTCCTCCTTGACCTCTTCCTCGATGCCGTCATCCTCCTTGGCCTCGCCGCCGGTAGCGTCCAGCAGCTCGCCTACGGCCTCCATGACTTCCTCGGCGGTAACGTCGCCCAGCTCTTCGCCAGCATCCTTGCGGCTCTTGCGCTTCTCGGCGACAACGGACATAGCTTCCTCGATGAGGCCGGAGATGTCGGCGGGATTAACTTCGGCGGTGGCCGTCTCGGCCCCCTCTTCGCCCTCGGCCTTGGCCTCGGCCTGCTCATCCAGAGCTTCCTTGACACAAGCCTTGATTTTCTCGGTCAGCTCGTCAGCCTCCATCTTTACGGACTTACGGCCAGCGGGTGTGGTGCCTTTCTTGGGAATAGCCATTTGTAATTTCCTCCTTATAGCAAAATTTCATAGTCGATGCCGGTGGACGCGGCTTTTCCGGCTCGGTTGTTGGGGGTACTGGCGGTGGATTTCTCGCCGTCGCTCGCCTCTCGGATAATGCCGTCAAGGACCTTGGTAGCGGCTTTCATGGACGCGCTCGCGTCCTTGAGAGCCTTTAACCGGGTACCGCTGATTTTCCGACCAGCCTTGACCTCCGAGGCGGCCGCCTCCAAAAAGGCGTCCAGGAAGCCCGCAGCGTCGGTGGCCTGCTTGTAGTCGGTGATCGTCGCCTCCGGGTTCATAGCCCAGGTAACGACGGAGACCTCCCACAGCTTGACCTCCCGCAGGTGCCGGATTCCATTCTCGTCATAGTCAAAGACGATGGGGTCATACCCGATGGAAAGCTCAGTGAGAACTCCATCTTTCAGCAGCACTTTGATGTCGCGTCCCATCGAAGTGTCGCTGATTTTGGCCTTAATGAAAAGGCCGTTGCTGTCTTCCCTCAGCTCCAAAGGTCTGCCAATGGGGAGCCAGCAGTCGTTGTGCAGGGCGAGTATCTTCACCCTTTCCCAGCCCTCGGCGATTGTCTTCGTGAAGGCACCGGGTTCAATTATGTCCCCGCCGCTGTCGATGTTGCCATAGACTGCGGCGTAGCCACTAAAGATACCGCTCTCTTCGTCGTACTCTTCGGTACGGAAAGACAGCGTTTTATGCTCCGTCTTGGAGCTTTTCTCTTTCACCCCTCTGCGGAGCGAAGCCTCCCACGCTTTCAGACCCCGCCCGGAGGCATAATAAAGCGGCGATACCCGCAGGTGTGCAGCCGCGAGCTTCGCCGTCATAACGGGGTCATCGTTGGTGATATTCGTGTCCGGGCTTGCGGTGCCGTGTTCAAGCTCCGCGTTCATCCCGGCTGTCAGGGCCTTTAGGTCGAACCGCTCTTTCTCCAGGTCAATGCCAGCAGATCGGGCGGCCTCCTGAGCCTGCATCTCGGTAAATTCCATCAGGCGTCCTCCTTACTTGTCGAATGTCAGGAAACAGTGGCAGTTTACGACCTCGGCGGGGTCGGAGCAGTCCGGGTCACAAGGCCGCATCAGGCCATTGGAGAATTTGGCGTCAATGGGGACCCGCTCACCGTTGAGGCGCTTGTGGGAGGGTCTGGCGGCGCTCATGTTTGCGACGTGCCAGGTCTTCCAGGCGGCCCCGGCCTTACGCATCATGTCGTAGTGGCCGGTCAAGAGCGAGGTATTGCACTCCTGGGTGGCGATGGTCCGCGCCCTGGATGCCGTGGTCTGCATCTCCTGTTCAATCTGCTTGGCGATAGCGGCTCGGCTGTCTCCGTGCTCCAGGCCAGCGGAGACAATTCGGGCGATGGACTGCTGCGTGGTCTCTGTAATGCCCTTAACGCGAGCACCGCCCCGCAGCTTTGCCGTGCTGATAAGCTCCGGCCTCTGTACGCCCTGGAGATTGTAGAGCTTGGCAGACACTCCAGCGCCCTTGTCGTAACTCTCTTTCCACAGGGGTTCAAAGATATTCAGCAGGGCGGTTTCCTCGCTGGGCCAGTCGATGAGGCCCAGGGTAAAGGCGCTTACAAGCCGGGTGCGGTCCGTCTCGCTCAGAGAGGCCCAGGCCGCCGCGCTCTGCTCTGCTGCGTCCTCGCTGTTCGGGTCATAGCCGGGGATAGCTCCCATGAGGATGTCCCAGACGCTCCGCTCATCCTTGGTGGTGCCGCCCATAGCGTCGCTTACCCGGCGGCCCTGCTCTCGCAGGTATTTGAGGGTGGCAATCTCAAAGCGCTGGGTCTGCTCCCTCTCAGCTTGCAGCAGGGCGCGTTGTGCGGCCTGCACCTGGATGCTTTTCCGCTCTTCCGGGGATGTGCCCTTAGAGGACACTATTTCGATGGCCTCCAGGCCGTCTCCCGTCCCCTCTGAGCCGTTTTCTTCGTCCAGGGGTATTCCGCTATCTGTTATCTCAATGTCCTGCTCTCCACCCGTCTCAAGCGGTGGGGCGCTCTCTGCATACTGGAGGTTGGCTGCCGCCGTGGAGATCGCCACGGGGTCGTCATCTTCCCGGATGTAGACATCGGAGAACTGGGTCTTATAGACATCGCCGCCCACCAGGGCCGGGGGCATACCCAGCTTCTCGCGGGCCTCGTCCTTGGTGAGCAGGCCGGCATTCCAGCCGTCAATGCCCAGGGCCTTGTCGAACTCCTGATTTCGGGGGATGATGTCATCAAAGTGCCATACCAGGTCGCGCCCAAAGTACGGGATGATCTGATTGTTTATGGCCTCTTCCCGTCGGCGCAGGTTCGGCATGAGGACGTTTTGGGCGTAGATGAACTGCGCCGCCTCCGACGTGGCCCGGTTGCTGCTCTCAGTGATACCCATAATTTCACGGGGGACGCCGAAGTGCTCAAGGACGGCATTTCGCAGGAACGTGCGGCCGTTCACCATGTCCATGTCTTTCATAGTGTCTCCGACCTTGTTCACCGTGACCTCGCCGTTGACAGTAGCGACGCCGTGGCTCTGGAACACTCCACGGAAGCGCTCAATCCATTCGGACCGGAAGCGTTGCCGCTGCTC